ATACGTGATCTTCGCTACATATTATGGTCTTTCCGCTATTAGTCGTTATCTTAAAACATTTCTTTATCTTTTCATGATGAGCGAACATGACAGTCTTGTAACCGTCATTAGATTTAATCTGATCCCCTGGTTTCACTTCTTTTATTTTCGTAAGTGTGCCATCTCTTTTCTCTACCTTTTCATCTGAGAATATACATTCTGATGTATTGGTAAGATCAATGTCACTATTACCGTAGGCTGATCGGTTTGCCTGTGTAGCAGTTACAACAGGTATGTCAAATTCCATTGCCAGACCCCTAAGTTCTTCGGCAATTGATTTGATAATTGTGTATGAGTTTGATGCTGCAGCACCTTTTAATCTAAAACTAGTACATAGATTGAGATAATCTATAAAGACAATATCAGGAACGAAATCAAGTTTTAATTTCATATCATTTAGCAAATATCTAATATGCCCTGCATTTGCAGAACCCGTGGGATATTCCTTTATGATTAATTTACCTGGTGTTTTGTCCTTTAGGCGCTGAATTTTTCTTTGATATGTATCCAGTGACATACCACTTAGATCATCAAGTGAAATATCAAGTAGATTGGCATCAATTCGTTCAGCGATTCGTTCCTCGGCCATTTCCATGGTGATATATAGTACATTTTTACCGAACATAAGATTGGCTGCAGCTTGGTGGCACATCACTAGAGTTTTTCCTGCCCCAGTATTATGTGACGATACCCCATTTGTATAATACCTATGATTGTCATGATTTACAGAAATGTCAACTATGGGTATATCTAAATTACTTTCGACAACAGAGGATTTATAGTACTTACCGTCATCATGAAGAACATTAACTGTTGTCTTATATATTGAAATATTTTCTGCTGATATCCAGCCAATATCAGTCTCGAATAAATGGCCACCGGAGCACCTAACTATTTCCCCTCTAGTACTAACAAATACAAATTGTTTATGCATACCCTTATCAACAAAGTCAAGAACTTCAATAAATCCATCAGGACTTTCTACCTCTATGTCGTGCGTCTCTAACATATTTTTTATGTCACCTATGGAAATCTCTTCGTATTCCCATTCGTCTATAGAATTTTGCATTGATATGCTCCTGTATTAGCTAGTTAGTAATTTTATAGATAGTATTGTAGGTCGCGGAGCGGAAGTCCCACCTACTCTATGTCACAAACAAAAAGAAAGAACACAGCATGAATTTTTATCATAATGTATATTATAAATTATGTCAATCAAGAAGTCAACTAAAAGAAATGTATGGGTATAAACTTGGACTTCATGCTCACAGGATAACACCTGGGCATTCTGGGGGTGAATACACAGATAGCAATATAGCATATCTTACTCCAAGAGAACATATTATTGCGCATTTTTTACTTTGGAAAATAAATGGTAATGTAAATGATCTTAGATCTATGAACATGTTGGGGGCTAAGCTAACAACAGAACAGAGAGTAAAAATAGGAAAGTGGTGTTACAAAAATAAAATAGGGTTCCATAAAGATCCTAAATATGCAGTCGAAGGCGCTGTTGCATCTCTTCTTGTGCAAAAAGAAAATTACGAAGAAAGTGGCACAAAAAACTTTTATTATTGGTCTACTGAAGCAGGAAGAAAAGAACGAGCTTCTATAGGAGGCAAGACTTCATGGGAAAATACTAAACAATCGCGTGGCTTACCATATTTCGTGTCATTGAACCCAGCCGTAAGAAAGGAAAGGGCATCTAAGGCTGCAGCCGCAACTCCTAGATTCCCAGTCAATAATGGCACAACTACCAAGAAGTTGTATTCTGAAGAGGAAAGAATCCAGTTTCTTTCCGAGAATGAGGATTACATAAGTGGCTATGCTTTCTACCCTAGAAGAAAAAGATCCAAAAGTTGATAAGAAAAGGCGCTTAATTGCGCCTTTTCTTTCTTATTCTTATTTTTGTATCAGGGTGAACACATTCAGCAAGATAACATGTAAGTGACTTATTAGGCAAGCCTCCTTTTGTGATCTTGTTCATTAACTCAATATCAAACGGTAGCCGTTCTTCTTTTCGATGATAAAACTCAAAACGTGAGTCAAAGTCTTCCAGAAAGTCATGCCCGATATTAGTGTCAAAGCTGATACCAAGTGAATCAGAAAGTAACTGTGGTATTGAGCCTTTATCGTACTGTTTGTCTTGGCCGTCAAGTATCAAGATTGCCCTGCGGATTGAGTTATAAAGATCTTTATCCTGACAGAATTTTTCCGTTTCCTTTACAAGCCATTCTTGATTAGTGTCATTATCAACTTTAAGCTCATCGATGTTTATATTTACATCTTTAAACGCCTGTTCATTAAGATCTTTGCGTTTGTCAATAGAGATTTTAAGTGCCTCAATTGATGGGGGTGCTTTATACTCAGTAACATATTCAGCAAATGTTGAAAATATTTTGCGAGTACTTGCTTCCTCAAAATATTCTTCCTTGATATAAGGAAACACCTTGCGGCAGAACTCTTCGTTGTAGATTAGATTTGATAGGATGGTCTTTTCAAGCATATTTACCCTTTACATAATAAATAAGAAGGGCATTTTGCCCTCCCTGTTGTTTATATACTATACTTATTCCTCGTCGATGTCAACAATTGTGTCATCTTCACTATCATCTTTACTAGCATCTCCTCCGAGCATAGCACCACCCGACAGTTTAAACTTACGTTCAACGAATGTTTTAAATGCCTGGTCAGCAATAAGATTCTTGAAAAACTCATCATTACTCTCAATATCTTTGGCGCGGTAATTTTTATCGGGCACCTCACCCGTTTCCATGTCTACCATCTGATACCAACCCATTTTTGGCTTAATAAGATGACCAGATTCTAGAGCCAAGTCAAATAATGATGACCATTTTTGAATACCACTTTCATATAGAACCTTGAACGGTAGCTTGGATTTTTCTTTTACATATCTAGACTTTTCAATATTGATTGTAAACTTCCAGCCTGCAAGGCCGTCTGCGTCTTTTTCTTGCGCCTTAGTAATAATAAAGGCTTGGTTTGCAGAATACATAAGACCAGTATTATGAGTAACCACCCCATTTTCTAGAATATAATGTTCCACATCCTTGACGGAAATATCATACACATACTTAGTTCCTATTTTCTTAATTGACTTAACTTTCATCTGAATTCCTTTTCTTTCCATTACATTTTTTGTATGTTCGGCCATATCTGAAGCCATTTGGTAGCGCATCAGAAGCCTTTATTTTTAGATTGGAAACACCATCGGTACGCCATTTTGAGCCATTTGGCTTTCCGGCATGATTTACTTTAAATGGGTTTTGCCAAACATCTGAATCATAACTACTGCTTTCTTCTTTATAGATTCTTACTGTTTCTCCAGTATTTACATTTTTAAGCATGATCATGCCTTTCCTGCCTCTTTTTGCATTCGACTCGGGTGATTTAGGCACACCGGTAAATGTTTTCTTTGCAGTTTCCGAAAGTTTACTCATTACCCTTTGATGTCTTTCTGGGTCATTATCATAAGTTTCGTTTCTTTTCTCAACAATAGCAATTTTTGATTTTTCGGTGTGTTTCTTACCATAGAAAGGATTTTTACTTCCTTCCAATATATTTTCCTCTAATCTACCAAGCACCCAACCTTCAGATGGATCTTCCAAGAATTGCCTTTCTTCAGATCCGTTATTATATGTTCTATATCCTTTATTAGCATTTACATACTCACCGTTCAAAACTTTCGGGTGATCTTTTTGTAATCTTACTGCTTTACCTGTTTCTACATTGCGAAATGTACCATATGAAGGATCTGAATATGGTGATATTGTTGCTATTGATTTATTAAAAAATCTAGTATCAGCAACAACATCATGTTTTATATGCATGTCACGTTCAAAGAATAAACATTCATTATAATCTTCGAATGTAGATAGAATATGAATCTTAATGACTTCTTCATTTTTGCATATCACATTATAATCTTTCCACGTAGATGAACCATAATATGGCTTACCATATGAATCAATTATTTCCTTGCCGCTATACACACAGTTTGATTTAGAGCCAATATAGAAGTATGGTTGGGTGTTTGATTTTTTTCTTTCTTCAAAGATAAGTAAATAGATCAAGTGCATATAAGTTCTCCTTATTGATTATACGTTTAATTATAATCGGCACTGGTATTATTTACACTGGTAATGAAACTATTTCATGTTTTTCGGAAATATTTCTAGCTTCTACCCAACCTTCAGTTGTTAGGAAAGGGTGATTTTCAGAACATACAACTGTATAACCATCTTCAAATGTTATCTCGTAACACTCAGGTGTGCCATTTTCGAGTGTATCGGGGTCCCAGATGTGAGTAACAGGTTTTGGCCCTTCTAAGGTAGCAACTAAGTCATTCACTTCGATATCTTGTATTTGCTTGAGTGATCCATCAAACATACGAAGTTTTGTATCTGCTACGAGACACCCACCACTAATAACTGCCGTGGGGAACATTGAATTGTGCGCAACTACTCCATTAGCTAACTCAAAACAATGATCATCTTTTACTTCAATATCATAGATTGGAAATTCATTTACTAATCTTTTTCCTACTAATTTTCTCATTTTATCTCCTTACAATTTCCCATATGCCAACGCTTGAAAGCTGTAGGCATCTTTGTGATATCACTTTTTTTATTACAATGTGGGCAGATTAGCTGTTCATATATTACATTGTCATTGTATGTCTTATAACAATCTTCTCTCTCACTAAACATTTGTTCTTGTTCTGCCTTTGGTATCTTGAGTCCCTCAAATTTACCTTTAGTATATTCTTTACCCATCCATACTATTATCTTTGCGTTTGGGTTGTTAAGACCCTGCCTTTCTTCACTATACCGTTCAAATAGATGGTCATGTATTCCTGTGTCATATTTGGCTTGAATCTTAAGTTTTCGACTGGCTTTAGACTCTTCTGACGTGTTGAGTCTTGCCTGTGACATCATAGCGGAATATTGTTGTTTATCTTCTTCCGTCATATTACTATACCGCCTTTTTTGACCAATAGAAAGCGATTTATTATAAGCCTGCATTTCTTCATCCGTTAGATTAGCAAACCATTCAATCTGACCCTTTCTGAATTTTTCGGTATAAGTTCTTCTTTCGTCGAGTGACATATGCTCGAAGCGTTTATTTGCCGCTATTCGCATTATTTTGATATGCTCTTCTCTGGTATCTTCTGAGTTAGAAGGGTGAGTCGTCCGTAAAGTTTCAGCCCTTCTTGCAAATATGTCTAATTTTACCTCTTCCGATGCCATTTCCCAAAATATTTCAAAATTTGTCTTTCCTGATATACTGTCAGACGTATCATAACCACTCTCTGGTATTATATTAGCAAACTCTTTGTTTTTTGCTACATCTAATATTTCACTATAATATATGCATTTTTCTTCAAAGTCGGAATAATTTGTAGACTCATAAAGAACCTCAGTTGAAAAACTATAACCGTGCTTCTTTAGATGTTTAACCCACCTAATACCAGAACCGCTATATTTCTCGTATTTTTTCTTTTTGGTTATACAAAGATATTTTAAGCCAGTAATATTATGGGTCTTTATCATCAGTCTATATATTGGTAGTGACATTGCTTTCTCCTTTATAAGTCATACTTACTATCTATAATAAAGGAGATTTTGCTAGTATGTATGACTTATTTCATCATTTGACCGAGTACTATATCATTAGCTTCCACCCATTTGTCTCCTTCTATAAGAAACTTATGGTCGTGTGTACATTTCACAATAGAGCCATCATCGAATTCTAGTTCCATGAACTGTTTGCCAAATGGGTCAAGAACATCGGGCCCGAAAGTTTTTGTAACTGGAGCCGAGCCTTTATGAGTAAATACGATATCCCCGACTTCTATTTTTCTTATTTCTTTTAGACCTTTGGTAGTTTTTATGAGGGTGTCTCCGGCTAAACACATTGTTGAATATGTATGTGCCACTGCGACACAAGGAACATCCTTAGATATAAGTGATGGTGTAATCATACGGAATAGAGCTTTAAGAGACTTTGCTCTTTGCATCTCTGCAACTGATTTTTCATTTTCAGCATCATCGAGTTCTTTTAGAGATGCAGTATTGCCGATAGAATCAATCATCATGATTACTTTATCTTTACGGTCAATTTCCTTAAGTGTTTTTACCATATCAAACTTAAGCATTTCAATATGCTCAATAGGAATATGAATTATACGCGTAGGATCAATTCCGTTTGACATAAGATATTCTGGTGTTATGCCACCCTCTGAATCATACAGCACTGCAATTGATTCACTATACTTATCAAGATAAGCTTTAATACATAGAAGGCCTAGTAATGTTTTAAATGATTTACTTTGACCTGCAAAAATAGTAAGACCAGAACTCAAACCTCCATCTACACTGCCAGAAAATGCAATATTTAAAATTGGAAGATCGGTAGGAATAATGTCTTTGTCTTTAAAAAATTCCGATTCGGAAAGAATAGAAGCATGTTTTGTTGGGCTGTTCTTAAGTACTCGTTCTAATAGATTATTTTTCATTTAGTTCTCCTTTGTTAAATGTAGGTTTATTTTAGTTTAAGTCAGATCCCACTCTGACTACTTCTTAGCAATTGTTTCCAATTTCTTCTTATAAGCCTGGATCTTTTCTACTCTATTAGGCCATAGTATAGTTGACTTTTCTGGATTCTTGCAAAGATTATCTAAGAAAGGAACAATTGCATTATATAGTTGTTCCAATCTAGTTTCAAGATCACCAACCTTTACTTGGCTAGTTGATACGTCTTGTGTTAATTTAGTGTTAACTTCCTTTACTTCTTCATAATCTTCATCAACAAAGCTAAAGCCAAAGTCAAAGTTATCAACATCTTGTTCTTTTTTCATTATATAAACTCCAATAAAAGGAGGGACAATTAAGCCCCTCCCAATTTAGTTATTAGCTCTTTGCAAGATTACGGAAAAATTCTAGATCGGAATCTGAATCATCACTTTCAGATGCTGAACTGATATCCTGTTCTTTACCAGCACTAGACTCAGCAGTCTTGCCTATTTTGCTCATGTCTAGTTCTTCATCTAGATCATTTTCAGCCGTAGCTGACGCGCCGGCACGACGATCAGCATCCCCAGAAATACGCAAAACCTTGTGTAGTTTTGCTTGCAGTTCATCATATGACTTGAAGTTCTTTGGGTCAAGTAGTTCCTGTAGGGAATGCTGCTGTTTCCAGGTTGCTTCTAGTTTATCATCGTCATCAAATAGCGCTGATGAGGAATCAAACTCAGATTTGTCATAGTTTGGATACCCTTCAAACTGACGGATTTTCAATCTGAAGTTTGCACCTTCCCATAGATCAAATGGATTTACTGGTGCTTCATCCTCGAATGAAGGATTCATCATGTCGTTGAGTTTGTCCCAGATCTTTTTACCATATGCGAATAGAAAGACCTTTCCGTCGTTTTCTGGATTGCCTGAATCCTTCACGACATAGATGTTTGATACATATTTAAGACGGCGCTTTTGTTTGCGAGCTTGTTCCTTATCAGCATCATTTCCGCTATTCCAGAGCTTAGAATTTAGTTCACCAAGCGGATCCTGTTGGCCAATTGTACTCAGAGAGTTTTCGATGTACCAACCACCTGGTCCTTGAAAGCCATGGTCCCATGTGCGAACAAATGGTATATCTTCCCCGTCTGGTGCTGGTAGAAAGCGGATTATTGCAAAGCCATTGCCTGCTGCATCCTTAGTAGGTTTCCAGTATTTGCCCTCATCTGGGTTGGAATAACCTTTTGAACCAATCTTATCTAGTTGCTCTGTGAGTTTTTCTAGTGACTTGGAACGATTCTTTTTTAGTGCGTCAAATGACATATTATGTCTCCTTTATATTTGCGATATATTTGCGAATTGCGTTGTATATTGCCTGAGTATTGTCAAGCAAGTTTATTTATACATGAGCAATGTGGTTTTTGATGATCAATGAAAACTTTTTTTGATCAAAGTCGAGAAAGGAAAAATATTTCCTTGATAGTAGTATTTTATCACCTGCTACTATTTTGTCAACCACTGTTTCATTCCAATAGTCTAATACATTGGAAAGATTAGTAAGTATGGTGAATGTCTCAAGTGATAACTTTCGTTGTAGAAAGCACGAAAGCAGCTTAGGGTGTTGCCCATCTTTTACTATAAAATTGGTTTTATAGTTATCGTCGAGTTGTTTTAAGTCTTGCTGAAAATGATAAGTAAGTCCATCCATACGCTTTTTCCAATTCATATATGTTTCTTCTGCTGGTTCTTCTAGGAAGTCACCTGCCCATATATTGGAATTTTTAACTATATTTGAAAGCATAAGATTGCGTCGTTCGGGTTTTAGTGATAACTTATAGAAGAAAAAAACATCCTTGCGGGTTTGAAATGCCTCGAATGATGCCTTTACCTTACCATTGTATTTATGATAATCATATGTTTTCGTTGTAAAATGTCGTTTAAGTGCAAGATAGTCTACGTATGTTTTAAATGCATCTTCAGTCGCATAATTGTGATTCATGTTGATCCCGCTTCACCAATTTCATATTTACAGCTTCTGTCCTGATCTTTTCTTTCATGACGGGTGATTTCTTTACAATTTCCGCGATGGTTTCAATTTCGATATCAGTTTGCTTTGCATATTGTACTAGTGCTTCGATATATGTTGTACCCCGTGCAAGCATTTCTGCAATATCGTGATGTATTTTTTCAGCTGATAATGTAATAATCATGTATTTAATAATCTCCTTAAATCTCGTCTAAGATCACTTTGACCTCTTTTATATGCGTGTTCAAATAATCTTGTTACTTTATGGGCTTGATTGCCGAATAAATCAGCTGAAACTATATACTCATGATTGCCATCTGATAGATTTATTCTAACATATCCCTCATCTTTATTAATTTCATAACTACCCATTCAACACCTTAATACCATCTACCCAATTTGATGCTGTACTTTCAACATAATGGATGGACTTATCGTGGTAGGTTTCTGATTTAATGAAACCACCAGGTCCATAATATTCGATTGTATAACCATCAGGCGTATCGTGAATTTCTGCGCGCATCGATACGCCTTCAGATTCTTTAAAAACAGTAGATAATAGCATTTAATTCCTTTCTATTTTACCATAAAGCCTATGCGGGGATTGTTGAGGAAACCATCGGCATTGTCGTGGTTCTCTATATAACTATATCCCAATTCCTTATATATGTCAACCACTTGTTGATCGGATTCCCAAATAGGTATCAATTTATTATATTGTGGGTCAGGTGTATCACGGAGGTGCACTTCGATGATGTTGTTATCTATGAATTCTACATTAATAGTGTCGACATCGGATAAGACATTAAACCAACTCGGTAATGCTGTAGCCCAATCCATCTTTATCCATTTCTGAAATTTGTATAGGTGTTCTTCGTCTCTATAGGCACGATATGAGAGGAATGGTAGCCAGTGCCCATTTTGGAACTTATATGACACAGAATGCTGACAGCCATCAAACCATTCGCACCAAAAATGACCTGGATATACTTTGGACACATCACCTGCTTCTATAAACATCTTTTTAGCATTTAATGACATGCCAGAAAGATTTGTTATTGGCCTGGTAATGTAATATTTAGATGAAGAAGGTGGAATACCAGCAGGGCCGCAATCATATTTAAGTTGTTCTGATAGCCAAAGCTTGTTGAACCACTTTCTATGATGAGGAAACGACTTATAAGCGATGTGATCTGTGGTCATCTACAACTTCTGGGAATAAGCACTGTTGGATAAATGTAGTAACATCTTCTTCGTTTAATCCTAATGCTTGCATAGTTCTTGGGGTGTGCGGATTTTGCTTTTGATAATAAGCATATCTATTTTGAGCTTTAGTGACAATATTTATATCTGCTACTCCATTGGAAAGTGGCAGTATCAGCAGGTAATAATCAAGATTAGATTTCACAGTAGTAAGCAGTTGGTTAATCTCGGCATCATCGTTAATATTACCAGCAGCAATCATCTCGTTATTAAAGATAGCTTTTGCCCAATCTGGGAGCTCACGTTCTCTCTTCCAAGCAAGCATTTCTGAAAATTTAATAAAGTGCTTTATCATTTCATGTTCACTGTTTACAGTAGGGCTAAAGTCATGAAATGCACCAGTCATTTTATTCTTACCAGCAATAACATCAAATCCAAAAATAGGAGCATCACTGCTTAGGTGAGGAAATACACATACGTGCATCATCCACAGACCTTTACTCTCACGGGCATCTA